AGTATGGTGAAAAGCCTGATGTACTAATCTTTCAAAAAGTATACTGTTCTAAAGATTACAAGTTTCCTGCCACATTCCCCGGCATAAAGATACTAGATATATGCGATCCTGATTGGTTTGACAACGTACCGATTAAAGAAACAATAGACGCTATGAATGCGGTTGTAGTACCCACAGAGCCATTAGCAGAGTTCCTAAGACAGATGACTGATAAACCTGTGAGAGTTATTAAAGACCGTTTTGACCTAACCGAGTTTCCTGCAAGAAAAGTACACCGAGGGCAAGCTAAAACCGTAGTATGGTTTGGATATAAGCATAACGCACAGTCGCTTAAATTAGCTGTTCAAAGTTTCGAGCGTAGAGGTCTAAGGCTAAAAGTAATATCAGACCAAGACCCATTCGCAAGTCGTTGGGCTGCTAAACCTAAAGAATACGAGTCTATGTATGAGTTTGTAAAATACTTGCCAGAGACAGCCTACAGCGAGATACAGAAAGCAGATATATGTGTGTTGCCCAAAATGAACAGACCACAGGACAGGTTTAAAAGCGAAAATAAAACAGTGATAGCACAACTTCTCGGATTGCCTGTTGCGGTTAACGCCGAGGGACTAGATGAGTTGATGACAGCCGAGCAACGAAACTCGAATATTGACACCATATATGATAAGCTAAAGCAAGATTATGACGTTAAGAAATCTGTAAAGCAGATGAAAGGACTCATAGATGAAATTAAAACTAGTCGCAGATAAGGTAACAGTACGTGGCCCAAAGATAGACGGAAGCTTTGTAGTAAGCCTAGAGTTAGGCGAGTATCAAAAGCTACAGTTTTCACAACTATTAAATGAAATTGATTTTAACAATCTTGTTGATGTAACCATAGAACAGAATCAGGAGAATATGGATTAATGGGTGTTTATAAAGACGTAGAGTTCCAGGAGTTTATTAAGGAGATTGAAAAAGGCTCTATAGCTCATTGGCAAGAGATAGCTGAAGCACTAGGCGTTGAAGCCGATACGATTACAAGGTGGAAGAAGCTACCCGAAGCAGTAGACGCACAGAGGAAAGGTATCGCCAATGCACTAGCTGGCATGGAAACAGCAGGGAAAAAAGACTGGCGTATGTATGAAGCCAAACTAAAGATGTTAGGTATTAACCCTGCGATAAAAGTAGATGCTAAAGTAACAGATACCAGGAAAGATATATTAAGTCGTTATGGTTTGTTAGAGGGTGAAGATGCTGGACAAACTAAGAAAGCTTAGAGCAGATCATCTGCTTATACAACATGATGTTGTTTTTTATCCATATCAAGAAATCGTATCAGACAAAATACTGGAAGCATTAATACAGAACCTAAGATTAACTCAGGGTGCTTCCGAAGAAGATATTAAAAAGCTTGAGCTGATAGAAATCCCTGTCGAGTTTAGTAGGCAGTCCGGCAAAACCACAGCTATCGTTTATACAGTAGAGTTTATCCTTACTTGGTTATCAGTTTACTTTGATAGACAGATACACATAGCCATATTCGCACCGCAGATAGAACAAGCTAAAACGGACTTTGACAGGTTAAAAATAGCATTAAGACGTATTAAAGAAATGGTAGTAGTTGATGAAGCCACTGCTAAGGTTATTAAAGAGCAGGAAAACTCTAAGACTCTAGTGCTACCTGATGGCTCGTCTTGCTATATTGCACCAGTTAGTAAAACATCTCACCCCGAATCTAAAACATTAGACCTAATGATATTTGAGGAAAGCCAAGACTTAGACGACCAGATTGTAAAAGAGAGTATCTGGCCTATTGGTGCTAGTACTAACGCACCTAGAGTGTATATCGGAACAGCCGGAACACAGATTAAATACTTCTATAGGTTAGGCCAAACTGATAAAGCGTTAAAACTGTACTTTGAGGATATAGTAGCCCAAAGGCGTAAGGTGTACGAGCAGACCAAAGACGCTAGGCATTTAATCTATGAGCAAACAGTCCGGCAAGAGATAGAAAAGCACGGCATTTACGCAGACGAAATACAAAGACCTTACTTTGGTAAGTGGTTAATCGGAACAGGGCAGTTCACAACACAAGAAGAATTAGATCAGCTTTACACAGACAGAAGTCCGGCTTATCGAAACGAAAAGGATTATTGTTTTGCAGGTATTGATGTTGCTAAACACCCAGATAGCACCGTAGTAACCATCTTACGATGGAACGAAGAAAAGCAGGTTAAAGAAATATTAAACTGGCTAGAACTAAGAGGCGAGAACTATCAAAACCAGTTTGATATAATCAAAGACTTTTTAAATAACTACAATGTTGTAGCGATAGGGATAGACAGCACCGGAGTCGGCGATCCTGTAGCGGATATGTTTGTGTCGGATAGCAAGTTTCAAGATGAGAACTCCGGACTGTATGCGATTAAGTTTAGTGCGGTCTCAAAAGATAATATGTATCGTAACCTCAAGCTTAGTATAAAAGGGTTGTTGACGACACTCCCAAAACAGGATAAAAAACATGGTGAGAAGTTTCGACAGCAGATGTTGGATCTTCAGCAACAATACAATGGGCAATTGCTTAAAGTAAATCACCCCGACAGCCCTGACGCACATGACGACTACCCAGATAGTTGGGCATTAGCAGAATGGGCATACGCTCGGTGGAGTGAGAACAAAGTTAGTATTGCCAGTGTTGCAATATCCCAAGATAAAGAGAGGAAAGTCACTCGTGACAATAAAGGAACGATTACAGACTATTGGCCAGGCGATTAGGGGTGAGAAAGACACGCAAGTCGTTGAAGTTATAAAAGAGATAGAAAAGAAAGCTAAAACCGTTACAGGTGGCTTTTTAGATTTTACTAATAAAGATTTAGTATCAGAGACTCAGGTTAGTTCTAAAGTACTCGAAGCTAATAAAGGCTGGGTATATAGGAACAATGATGTCATTGCTAAAGAAGTAGCTATGATCGAGTTTGAATTGTATCGAGTCCGTACAGTTAGAGATGAAGTTGTTTACGAAGAAATACATAATCATCCATTACTTGACGCATTAGATAAGTTTAACGAGTTTACTTCATCTTATGACGGATTCTATACTACACAGAGCCATCGTAAGCTTGCTGGTGACGCTTTCTGGTACGTTGATCGTACAGGACTAACTATCAATAATATATTCATTCTACCGCCTGATAAGGTCACCATAGACTTAGGTAGAGCTGAGGGTTCACAAAGAATAATCCAATCCTACACTTATAAAGACACGATTAAAGGCGAGCCGATTGAAGTCAAATACACACCAGAGGAAATAATCCACTTCAGAGTGCCAGATCCTAAAAACTTCTATCGAGGCAAGAGTGCGGTCATGGCAGCAGCCGAGGCTATTGATACCGACACTATGGCGATTGAAGCTAATAAAAAATTGTTTGAAAGAGGGCTTATCGCTCAGTTAATGCTAACTACCGACAAAAGCCTTACAGATGAACAGCTTAAACAACTACACTCAGAGTTCCGTAATACCTACGGTGGTGTACAGAACGCCTACAAAGTGCCTATCTTTGGTGGTGGTATTAAACCTGAGAATGTACAGATGTCTAATAAAGACGCTCAATTCCTAGAGCAACAACAATGGCTCAGAGATAAAATCATGGTTATATTCGGTAACACTAAAGCAGTTCTTGGTATCACAGAAGATGTAAACAGAGCTAACGCCGAAGCTTCACTGCTTAGTTGGATGAGGTCTACGGTAAGACCGGACATGAAAGGTATCTGCGACACCTTAAACGAATTTTTAGTACCTTTATATGGCGACAACTTACTACTTGGCTTCAATGATCCTGTACAAGAAGATGAAACAGATCACATAGCAGAAGTTAAAGCACTTAAAGACGCTGATATTATTACTCTTAACGAGGCTAGAGAAGAACTTGGCTATGATCCAGTCAATGGTGGTGATGAGTTTAATTTCCAAAGACCAGTGGCTGTACCGCCAGCACTACGATACGTTAACGGTGGTAAGGTAGTTAGAAAAGCTAAAGCTGAGGCGTATAGATATAAACAATTAAAAGCCGAAGCTAGAAAATTAGCCAAAAAGAAACTTAAAAGCAAAAAGAATAAAGAGTTTGTGCCTAGAATACTACCCGATAAGTTGCATAATTATACAAAAAGACAACGAGAGATAATAACTACTGCTGAAAAAGTATTTGAAGATAAGGTTATTAGCTTTATCAATCGCATGGTAGATAAGGCGTTAGAGAATATGCCTAATGAAGTTACTGAAATGCAAAAGAAAAGTTTATTCAATGAAGATGAGTTAGTAGTTGAAGCAACACTAGATTTTGAGCCAATACTTACGCAAGTAGCTACACAGTCTGGCATTGAAGCCATGAAGTTAGTGGCTAAAGAGCAGGTGTATAGTCCGTTTGATATTCAAAAATCTATTAAAGGTCGTGTAGAAAAGTTTGCTACTTCAATGGTTAAAACTGATAAAGATAAGTTAATAGATATGATTGCCGAGGGAGTACAGGGCGGTAGTTCAATACCTGAAATATCTGGTAACATTCGTGCTACATTTGCAGATTTCTCAAAAACTCAGACTGAAAGGATTGTAAGGACTGAGGTATCCTTTACCGCTAGTTCTGCACAAGTAGACGCATGGAAACAATCTGGCGTAGTAGAGGGTAAGGAGTGGATAACTAGCGATCCGTGTCCAGAGTGTGAACCGTATGATGGAAAAGTCGTTGGGCTTACCAAAGGCTTTTACGGAGAGACTGAGTTTGCTGATGGTGATCCACCACTACATCCTAATTGTAAATGCGATATCGTTCCGGTACTTGATGGTGAGTTGTCTTATAACGCAGAACTTAAAGTAAAGAGGCTAGAAGATAAACTTAAAGAGTTAGAGCCTAAAGTCGAGCAAGCCGATAAATTAGCTGAAACTGCTAAAGAACTAGACAAAGTTAAAAAGCGTGAAGCAAAACTAAAAATATCAAATAAAAAGCTAGAGCAAGAGGTTAAAGAACTTGAGGGCTTTTTAGATGAATCGTAAGATACAATCTGCAAAAAAAAAGAAAGCAATTCAAGCAGAACAGAAACTGTTGCAAGATACTAATATTGAAGTTAGTCAAAAACTTATTGAAGCTACCGAGAGGCTATATGAACTAGTAAACGGTAAAGAAGAATATGATTTTAACAAGCTAGAAAAACAGTTGTCACTTATAGACAAGCACTTAGACTTGTCTCAATACTTTACGAACTTGGAGAGGTCAATCGAAAAGAACTCACCTCTAACTCACGTTTCTAAAACAAAAATACAGGACTTCTCCAAGTTACTAGAGGCTGTAAAAGAAAACAAACCCATTGAGACTAAGATTGATTTAAACAAATTAGAAAAAGCTGTTGTAAACATTGAGCAGTACATAAGAGAAAACACTGAAAAAAGCGATCAGGGTGCTGAAAAATACCAACCAGTTAGACGTGTAGTAAAAGTAGGTAATAGGTTTATCTTTGACGATAACTTTACAAACGCTGGTGGTGGTGGTGGAAGTAGTAGTGGTCTTACTAATGCTGAATTACGAGCGTCACCTGTTCCTGTTAGTGCATCAATAGATACGACCGGACTAGCCACAGCTACCAAACAAGATACTGGGAACACGAGCCTATCCTCAATAGACGGAAAGATAACCGCAGTAAATACAGGAGCAGTAGTTGTTTCTAGCTCGGCGTTGCCATCTGGTGCAGCCACATCAGCCAAACAAGACGCCTTACTAACTGAACTTCAACTAAAAGCCGACCTAACCGAAACCCAACCAGTATCACTAGCCTCTGTACCAAGTCATGCAGTAACTCAAACTACAGCTTCAAGTCTTAATGCTCAAGTAGTTGGCGATGTAGCCGCTGGGGCAACCGATTCAGGCAACCCAGTAAAAGCTGGGGGTAAATACAATGCTACTAACCCAACGCTAACAGATGGACAGAGAGGCGATTTGCAAGTTGATTCTAGGGGCAACCTTAAGATTATCCCTGCTAGTGGGAGCAATACTGCATCTTTTGGTGCAGACAATGCCGATGCCGTTGCTGTCTCATCAACAGCAGACAAACAAAGAATAATAACAAGAAACTCTGTATATAACGGCACTACTTGGGACAGAATGAAAGGCGATGCTACAGATGGCTTGCTTGTTAATCTAGGTTCTAATAATGATGTTTCATTAAACGCAGGAACAAACGCTATCGGTAAACTATCAGCCAACTCTGGCGTAGATATTGGGGATGTAGACGTAACAAGTGCGGTATCAGGAACACTTGACCACGGTTCTAACCTAGACATAGACACTAGTGCGGAACAGATAACCTCTACATCTTTTGCTTGTAAGTTTGGAGTCACCGTAAAATCAGCAGTAGACAACACCGCCACGGTTTATATAGGCAACTCAGACGTCACTGATGGCGACACAGCAGCTACGGACGGTTTCCCATTAGAGCCTGGCGAGTCAATAACTCTACCAGTGACCAACTCTAACCTTTTATATGCAATAGCGGCATCAGCTAACCAGAAAGTATTCTGGATAGGGGTATGAGTAGTTGGCACACCGCTAAACCAAGGCTTATCCATACTGTTGATAGCAATGTTACTGTTACTGAGTTTTTTGGTAGTGCTGTAAATCTCGGTACTGGCGGTTTTTGCAAAGTAGATGCTCTTGAAGACAATGAAAGAATAAGGTTAAGAATACAAATAACCTTTGGTACTAGCATGAGCATTGGTTCGTTGCCTATTACAATCCTTGCTGCTGATATGCCAGTAACAATACCTGATTTTGGTGACCAAGTTGTTCAGCCTGGGAACTTCGGTGCAATGTCTACTTCTGGTGGTGGTAATGAAATGTGGGTACCATCACTTAATAACATCTCTGGCCACGGGAACAGTTTCTTATTCTTTAACGCATATGGGGCTTCGTTTACAGACTTCTTGCTTGGGTCTGCAGTAGACCACCCACCCGATGCTGGAAGCATACTAACCAGCACCATAGATATTTATAAGAACATGATGGGATAACAATGGACGCACGAACTATAATCAACTGCTTAGAAGCACTCCGAGACAAAATGACACCAGAACAGATTGCCAAGTTAGAACAGCTTAAAAAGGATTGGGGCAAGCAAAGTATTAAAGAAGCAATCCAACAGGTTGTTGACGAGAATATAAATTAAGGTTTACTTATAACAGTAAAGGGAAAACATGAACAAACTATATACAAAAGCAGAAATCAAAGAAAAAGACGCAGAAGTTTTTACCGCCGTTGCTTCAAGTGAAGTAGAAGATAGGCAAGGCGAGGTTGTTGTACAAAGTGGTTGGGATTTAAAGAACTTTAAAAAGAATCCAATACTGTTATATATGCACGATCACACCAAACCTATTGGTAAGGCTACTCGTGTTTGGCTAGACAAAGCCACTAATAAACTAATGTTTAAGGGTTTTATATCGGAAGCTACTGAGGAATTAAGAGGTTATAAACAGTTAATGGCTGACGGTATTCTTAACTCATTTTCTGTTGGCTTTAGACCTACTGAAATGGATGGCAATCAGATTACTAAATCAGAATTATTCGAGATATCCCTAGTATCTGTTCCGGCTAATCCTGAAGCTAGATTGTTAGCTGTTAAGAGTTTAGAGAACGCTGGTTTTGATAGTAAAGTTATAAATAAAGTAGTAGGAGATGAAAATGAATCTATGGAAACGCTTAAAGCTGAGGTTATTGAGGCTAAAGAATTGGCTAGAGAAGCGTTAGAACAAGCTAATGTTGCGGTAAAGGGGTTGCAATACCTCGCACCGCAAAGGTCGAAGCAGGAAATCGTTA